GGTACGATTCGTTGTATTCTGCCGAGGATCAGGAGTCTCCGATCACCTATGTGACGGAAGTCTGCCACGATCACCAGACCCCCAACTTTGAGCAACGCTCAAATGCAGGGGAGGTCATCATGAACGACTACCAGAACATTAAGGTTAAGGAGGTTACCCCCATCGGCAGTGTCCTTATTGCCCGTGACTACTATAATGATGGTACAAGTATAACCACCGAAGTAGTAGCCCAGTGCACAGCAACCGACCTAGTCGGTTTTGAAACTGTCGGTTATAGTGAATATGCTTCATCACTGGAGTATAACCTCGATAACCTGGCAGCAGGGACATTACAACAAGCATACGCAAATATTAATAAAAGCGAGATGAACCTTTTGGTTACGATCGCCGAAATTAAGAAGAGCGTAAAGACACTTACGCGAGCCTTCGGCTGCGCTGTGTCGCTATTCCAGAAGCTGAGACGTGCTGAGAAACTATTCCAACGCGGTTCTGTAACCGCACAGGGATTTATTTCTCTTTGGCTAGAAGTAAGATACGGCCTTAGGCCGCTTTACTATGATGCCAGAAACGCGATCAGCGCCCTCAAGTCTCTTAGCGATATGCCCAGAACCCGATATACTGCCACGGATGATTATTCGTGGAGTTCGGAACTGGATTCATGGAGCTATAGGACTGCACTTCTAGGAGGCTACGGTGGAAAGAAATACGCCAGCATTACTGCTGGTATTTCCGCCGGAGTTTTGGTCCGTCATGAAGTTAATGTCAACAATGTCATAAGGGCTTTTGGCCTGGACGACTTTGCGGAAGCGGCTTGGGAGCTACTTCCGTTCAGTTTTATACTGGATTGGTTCATTAACGTAGGGACGGTCATTGCCGCCTGGGAGCCTGAGGTTGGTGTGAAGGTACTTGGCTCTTGGTTGACAGTTGACGAAACGAAGACATATGGTTATTCAATTGACCATATTACTCATACCGTCAGCTTATACTCGGTAGCTGGGAACTCACATGCGGGCTTAACTGCGCTTCGTTCGGAACGAACGGTAACACGGTACGCCAACCCAGACCTCTCACTGATTCCTAGTCTAAACGTACGTTTAGACGTCAGTAAGTTGGTCGACTTACTTGCTATTGGCGCACAGATACTCTCTTCCAGGTGGAAGTTTATGTATGATGTGCTCAACCGATACAAGTTCTAACAAGTAAAGGAAAGATACCATGCAAGCAAATACAATAGTAGTAATGGTGACAACGGCAGATGGACAGGAAGAAGATACTCGCACGTTTACGCGCGACTCCGACACCCCGGACTCTGCTCTGTACAACCTGACAGGTAACGACAACGGTTCCACTGAAGGAATCGAAATCCATACCCTGTCGAAACGGCACCAACTCCGTCTTTCCCGCAGCTTTGCAAAAAGAAGCGGGGACTACCGGGGTTCGGACAAAGCGCGCGTGAAATCCACAGTCGATGTGGAAGTAGCGAACGTTGCCGGCGACGGCCTTGTCGTCGCACCCAGTATTGCGGAAGTGAGTTTCTCTCTTCCACGTGGAATTAACACCGTCGAGTTGCACGCACAGTGCCGTGAGTTAGCATATTTCATGCTATCTACGGAAGCTGCAGCACTCATCGAAAGTTTATCTATCTAGGTTGACCATGAAATGGTTAACTCTGATCGTTAAGCTTTGTGAATTGGTCCAGACTATATCATCGACTCTCATTAACAAAATGAGAAAAGACAAAATGTAGTTTGGCCAGCCTGTTAAGGGTTATGTCATAAACGATGGGAGATTCTGTATGAAACATACAAAATCACGTGCACCTTCAAAAAAGGTGAAGACCGCGCTGCGCAAGCAGGCAGTACGACTACCCCGGGATTACCCGTGGGTGGTTCTCCAGACCCTGAGTAAGGGTTTGGCCCAATACCTTCCATCTGAGGCTGCGGAGAAGCTCGACCGTGTAATACGGGCAAGGGACTTCGCAGGTTACCTCGAATGGAGTGACGACTGGAGCCTACAGAGTATTGCTTCGACGTCACCGTGTCCAGCTCTCGGGGAAACCGAGGTGGCGCTACTATTGGGTGGTTTAGTGAAGAAGTTTCAGTTTGATGGCGATGCTGCCTTGAGAAAGCAAGCAGCCATTGAGACTGTTATTTCCGGTGATAGGGTTTGTAGCAAGTATAACTTGCGGGGTTGGAAGTCGTTAGACTTTGAACATCCTGTCTTCCGACAGGCACGGGTATTTATATCACGTGTCTTAGGAGATTTACTTCCCGAACACACCGAACTAACCAAAAAGGCTCGGCATGGGCCGGGGGCTTCCACCAGTTCTGTCCAAGGTCAAGTGAGTACTTATTTTAAGTATTCGCAATGGCCTTACGACGTGACTCAGGGTTGCCTAACACACGCGAAACGTCTCATCCTCTCAGATGAGCGCTGGCTCGGAGCTCTAGAAGAGTCCTACCGCCAGCGGTACGAAATACCAGCACATTGCATTTTGGATCAGGAGGCCTTCTGGGCATCCGTCTTCAATGTTGTTGCTGGCAACCGTATCACAACCGTACCGAAGGATAGTCGAAAAGACCGTCCTATCGCGATCGAACCTGACATGAACCTGATGCTTCAACTTGGAGTTGATGGGTTTGTCCGTCGTCGCTTAAAGCGATGGGGGATAGACCTTGACTCTCAGGAGAAGAACCAGAGATTAGCGTACTTAGGATCAGTAGACAATAGCGATTCGTCGCCTTGTACTATCGACCTTTCAGCGGCCAGTGACTCAATATCACTGCGCATTGCGCAACAGCTCTTACCACCTGCGTGGTTTGAGTACTTATGTCAAATCCGCTCCCCACAGGGGAAGTTGCCTGATGGCTCGCGCTTGCGTTACAGCAAGCTAAGCAGTATGGGCAATGGCGGAACGTTTGCGGTTGAGTCACTGCTATTTGCGAGCATCGTTTACGGTGCAAGCAAGCAGATACTCGGTAGTTATTCACGGGATCAGATAGCTGTTTTTGGCGATGACATTGTCGTGCCAGAGATTCTATTCAAACCCGTGTGTAGTTATTTAGTCTGTGCAGGGTTCTCCATAAATGCTACAAAGTCGTTTTCACGACCAGGCATCAAGGAGAGCTGCGGAACCGACTGGTTCCGCGGACACCTCGTCCGTCCAGTAACGCTCAAAAAGCGCCCTGAGACAGTTGGAGAGGTCTTTTGTGACAGAAACCGCATCACGCGGTGGCTGGAACTACATGGATACTCACACTGTTGCGCTATAGTTGATGACCTTTACCTAGCATGGGTCCCAGAGCAGTTTAAACTGTTCAAAGGCCCGTGTTCGGATACGGAATTCGACACTTATTGGCATACGCCTGTTCCGCCTGGCCCGCTCCCGAAAACTGGGGAGTGGGCTTGGTGTTATAGGCACCCAATACTTAGAGCTTCACTTAAGCAGACCTCAGCCCGAGAATTCGGGTTTAGGAAGCTAATGGCCACGCTGAACCCTCGTTCCGAAATCGGAACTTGGGAGAAGCGTCTTCATGTGAAACTGGCAGCACAAGGATCGGTATTTACAGTCTATAGGGATGTCTTTTCTATAGAACGTAGCGTGTCCGAGCGGTCCGTCCGAAATTGGGCGGACAGCTACAGCAAC